GAGCGCTTGAATGGCATTCAAGAGGTCAGCGGTTCGATCCCGCTTATCTCCACCAGAATTTACTAAGCCGTTGGTTTGACCAACGGCTTTTTTATTGCAGACTGACTGCTACTATGAGAATATAGCTTCACATAGATAATTACAAAAGCAAGTCGCTCTTTTAGTATTACCTTATCATATTTTCTCATTTTATAGTTGACATATTTTCTCGAGCGTAGTATTATAATTATAGAAATTTCAAATTCATTATTACCGTTTGTAAGACAAGGAGGTATTTGTTATGGAAAATGTTAAAAATTCTATCAAAGCCGGCGGTGCCAGAGAGGGTGCAGGCCGTAAAAGAGAGCTCCCCGCTGGAGCAAGGGTAACATCCTTTAAGCTGACTGATACCGAGCGTATCGCGGTAAAGAATTTCATTGCCGAATTGCGCGGAGGCGAAAAATCCAAGGCTAAAATGCTTGAGGCTGAAAGAGAACAACAGACCGATGCTATCATCGAGGCTACCGTAAAACCTTTTGCCGAGGAGTTGTACAAAGTTATCAATCTTTACGGCGGACGTGGCAAAGGCTTCAGAAAAGGCGAAAGTGTAGCCAAAATCATCAGCGTAATGGCGTTCAAGGATGCTGTCCATAAATGGGAGAACGAAAACCCCAGAGATTAACTCGCACGACACAAAAACCCCACAGCTTTCGCCGTGGGGTTTTGCTGAAAAAAGGTGGTAAACGTTAAACAAAAAAACATTAAGGTGGAATGTTCACGGAAAATGTTATGACATCTACCAAAATCATTATATCATATTCAGCATATTTTTGCTAATATCTTTATTTTGTTTTTGATTATTCCATAAGAAGAAACTTCGGCACACAGTCCGGAGCAAGCGGATAACTTAGAATTGCTTTTCGGCAATTCATGTGTTATACTTTTCTCAAGATTAAGGCTCTGCTTGAGCAGTTCTAGCGGCAATCGTAGCCGTGTTGACTCTGCCCAAGCAGGGCCTTTTTTGCTGCTTGCGGTACTAGCTTTACACAAAAACAGCACCCATGCGAAACCCGCATGGGTGCTTGATTTTTTAATGGAGCTACTGACGGGATTTGAACCTGCGACCTACTGATTACGAATGTGTAATCGCATGTTTCATCATCTGTTCGCAAGGCCTTATCCTGCCAATACTATCGGAAATCTACCTATTATATAGGCTTGCCGAAACATCCCAAAATATACCCTAAAAAACAAGTATCTGTTCCCGCTTTGTTCCCGAGATTTTCTACCCTGCGGCCTCTAACCAGGCCGCTTTTCTTTTACCATGAATACGTTGCCCACACTGCAGGCTGTTTTTCTGTCCAATCATAGTCCACACGCACTCCGATATATTTTCCCTTTTGGCTTATTCTCTTTTTCACTTCCAACGATACGCCTTCTGCTTTTTTATCACGGCCAACCTTTACACCAACAGTGCGCAACACCTTCGGGGCGGCGTAAATATTATACTGCTTCAGCTCTACGGGCGTGCCTGCTGGCTTGCTCATATCTCCGACTATAACCGCCTTATCTGCTTTTCTGAAAGAGCGTTCACTTTCTGCGACTTTATCCACATTTCCCATACTTGTCGAAATTGTCTTATCATAGTGGACTTTTTCGACCTGCTTTGCTATGGACTTTTTTTGTCCCTCTGAAAGTTGTACGCTATCCTCTACTTTTTGCCCCGTTTTAATTTTAATAATATCGCTATTCTGCTGTTTGCAGTGTCTGTGAATAACCGCCAAGAACCCTATAGCTACTATGATTACAAGGATTATTATTTTTTTGCTGTTTATATTATTCATGCTAAATTCTCCCAATAGTTTAACGCTTTTTATATAGGCCTATAATTACGCTTTAGAGCCACGTAGGCAGGCGGTAGGCACTACATACGTGCTCCATGAACAATTACACCTAAAGCAGAAAAAGTCTCAGTGAGCAGGGTGTCCACTGAGACTGTTTTTGTGATTTTTTTGATGCCAAAATCAAGCATTGTTACAAAAACAAGTTTGCGATTAGGCTTGCCTTTACTCCGTCAAAAAATCGGTGATGCCTCTTGCAACAGCCGCCGCAAAATCTCTTTTTTGGTCAATGAGTTTTTCACAGTCTGCGTCATTGCTGATGAAGGCGAGCTCTACCAAAACGGCAGGCATCGTAGTATTTCGCAGTACAATCAACCTCGGGCCAACCTTTACGCCTCTGTCGGATGTTCCTAAGGAGTGCACAATTTGAGATTGGATACACGCTGCCAATCTGTCCGACTTGCTCCAATGGCTGAACACAAAGCACTCTGTTCCGTTGGCCTGCTCCGACGCCGCTGCATTGCAATGCAGACTTACGAACACATCTGCAGGCCAGTTGTTGGCTGATGCACATACATTAGGATAGTTTGGATTTTCTCCAGCCAAATTATCGGACTGCAAAAGCTCAACTTCACAACCTGCTTTGCGTAAAAAATCTGCTACCATGTCGCCCACCTCTTTAACAATGGCGGCTTCGGTAACTCCATATGAATAATTTACTGCGCCGCTGTCCACACCGGGGCAGTGGCCAGGATTGATAAACACTTTAGCCATTCTCTTTTTCTCCAATCTTCACGCCACGCATCTCGACATATTTGTTACCAAGCTGCGCAATCATGTACCCAACACAACCCACGCTGAAGGCCTCATAGTTGCCCCAGGTGCGCCCGATTACTGCAAGATATACGCTAATACCTATGAACGCCAAAAACGTTCCTACGGCGCAGACACGGCCTATAGACAAGGCTGTATCATCCTTCTTGAACATATTAATAAGTTTTCTCACGGGTTTCACTCCCTTCACTTATTCCTCGCAGGACAATTGACGCATCTTGCTTCCAAATTGTCCATGCGTCTTTCTAATTTATCAGTATTCACGAACAACGTATGCAGCTGCTCTTTGTTGCCTGCAAGCTCTTCGTTGTTCTCAGCTACCTCTTGGCACAGCTTTTCCACAGCGCCTGCCAACTTGTCGACGCTGAGTTGCATCGACCGCATCTGCTCTTGCGCAGGCGTATTGCTTTTTACTAGCGGCACGATTATCCACGTCAAGAAAAACGCCATTAATCCGCTAATTATTCCTAGCTCTTGTAAAGTCATTAAATCACCACTCCAATTTCGGCAGTTCTGCTAGCAACTCGCTCGTTGTTGGAATATCCCTGTTACCGCTTACAACCTGGGCTACAACATCGTAGCAATGACGCCATACCTTATCGCGCCACTCCTTCGCCGCTTTGCCCTCAGCGGCAAATTTCGCGTCTGTGCTATCAGCGTAGGTGCACGCGGAAATAATGTTGTCATAGCCGCGTTCCTGCGCCTTGCTGTCCATCCATTTTTGGACAGATTCCGTAAACTGCTTTGTAAGCTGTTCCGTCTGCTCCTGCTCGCCCTGCTGCCAGTACCACGAAAAATTATCCTCGATGCTTTTGCCCAAGCCATCAAAGTTTTTGCGGCGCAAGGTTAACACATTCGCTGCGATATGCTTGTTGCCGTCAGCATCATAGCTTTCTTCGGCGGCAGCATACAATTCGATTTCTACATCGTTGTTCGCCAGCTGAACAAGTCTATAGCTCTTCTCCGGCACCTCAGTAACGCCTATTCGCATATCTTATCAGCTCCTTCCTGTTGATTCTTTTGAGATATTTTTCTTTAAAATTTTTAGATGCATACCATTTGGTATTACCTATACGAGATAAAAGGGAACGCGCCCTAAACGGTGTTTTATGCTTCCTCCATTTACGCGCCGTCCTCATAAAATGCAGCGTATTCCTTTTGCGCAATAATGTATGCGTATGGTAAAAACGATAGCCTAAAATGTCAATTCCGCGCTTGTCCACGGGAAATATCTGATAGTTCTTCTTTAACCACAATCCCTGCTCTGCTAAACATAGGCTAATCTTCAGCAGCAGATTTCTTAACTTGCGCTTGTTTGAACCGAGCAAGATAAAGTCGTCGACATAGCGCAAATAATGCGCGCTGTTTTCGTGGCACAGCTTATCAAACTCCAGTAAAACAAGGTTCTCAAACCATGAGCTTGTATAATTTCCTAGCGGTAGGCTGGTATGGCTATAAGCTATCTTTTTTATCAACGCTAAATATTTGGCATCTTTAATAAATTTTTCAAACGCCCTCACAACAACATCCGGTTTGATATTGTCGTAGCAATGCCGTATGTCACACTTTAGGCAATATTTCGTATGCCGTGCGTCTGTATCCAACCACCTGCGTATCGCCTTGTAACCGTATGTTATGCCTTTTCCCTTGATGCTGGCTATAGCATATGTATCAAGTCTAGCCTTTAGCCTAGGCTCTATCAATTTGATTGCCACATGATGCACGCATTGGTCGGGAAAGAATTTCGGCTTATGCAGTACACGATGTTTGTTGCTGCCACGGTCAACTATATGACACTCTTTATACGGGCTAGGCTTGTAAGTGCCGTCCAAGATTAACCGGCGCAGTTTCTTTGCATAGCAGTCCAGGTTCTTCAGCACGCGTCGAACGCTATATCTTCTAGTTTTCTTCTTTGCGGCGCATTTAATAGCTGCCTTACATAATTCTTCCGTAACATTTTCTTCGGTTATGATATATCCTAATCTCTTAGTCATTCCGTATTTTTAAGCGACAGTTTTCGAGATTTAACCTACTAACTGCTTCCTCCTTAATATTTTTACCAAGTGGTAAGGTTGCACGCGCCCATTAAATTTATGATTTTAAAATAATCCGAACGTCCCATAGTTAAACCTAGCATTCCCGAGCCTGTTGTTGAGATTAACATAGAAGGGGCCAGCATTGATGCCGTTGTTGAGCGCGCCACCACACAGCACAGCTCTCAATTCTGTATCGCTGTTGATGTAGAAATAATCTCCTACAGGTTTGGAAGAGTTGCCGCCTACAGTTTTAGGGATGCTGATTAATGGATAGCTGTTACTGTAAGACAGCTCGTTGACATAGCCGGAAGTAGCCGAAAAATCTACGTCGAATTTAATCCAACCTTTAGTCAGTGCATCTTCCACGCTTGACGGCCATGCAGGGGCGGTCAGCGGCGTAGGGTTAACATACAGCCCTGTTCCTTGCCTGAAAGCGCCGCCTAAGAGCTTCCAATCATTGGCGTAGAAGTTTTCGATTCCCAGCGTCAGCACCGACTTTCTGCCATTAGTACCGCCGCTGATTTCCCCGTCTAAGCCAAGAACTGTGTCGCAGCCACCAGAATAGCTTACTGCGCGATAAAAACCGCTAGCGCCTGCTATTGTTTTAAAAGCCGGGCCGTCGACATTGATTGCCTTATTGCTTTCGTCATAGTCAGTGATGGACAAAATCTTGCGCGTGTAGATACCTGCGCTCATACTCGTGCTGATAAAATAAATCGCGTCGCCAGCGGCAAAATCTTTGGCAGTGTCATTGGCTACGATGATAGATGACGCACTATCTTGTGATACTGTACAACATTTTTCTTTTGCAAGATAACCACTCATTACACCATTGCCTACAACGCTCTGCCAGTTTCGATCAGCGTACTTAATGCAGCCTAAATGCTGTAGCCAAGTTACGTCAGCAAAGTTCATCGCATGGATACCTGCGCCACGTGCAACAGATTTTGTTTCAAAATCCTGCCAGCTAATAGATACTCTTTTAGGCTTTCCGGCGCGAGAACAGATACCGCCGCTGCCATTGTCACACCAGCCGTATTTAGTTATGCCGACAACATTGTATTCGGCATTTTCAACAAAGTGCAGTGGCGAGGGTACATAGCCAGATAACTTTTTGTCTGAGATATAGCGGTATTCGTTGCCTTCACCGTCGATATACCTGCGGCCGTAGCCTTTCGGGAACATGACAAACACGTCAGCGTCGTATTCATCGTCATCTTTGTGCATCTCAAATTCGTATGAGCCTTCTGTGGCTACAATTTTGCCGTTTTTAACTAAAGCCTCATAGGTATTAAAACAATTGAACTTTGTTGGAAAGTCATCTCTGCCTGCTATAAGGTCAGTAGATTTTTCCCATATCATGCTTTCTGCCATATCAAGCCTTGTGCCTGCTGACTCTGTAGGCGTAAATTTAACGCCAGCAGTATAACGCCCGGAATTTTCTACAACATTTGCCGCATATTCCGCAGCTCTGTTTGCTTCCATCTCGGCGGCCGCTCGTGCTGTCTCGGATTGCTCCGCGCTGTTAGATGCTTCTCCCGCTTTCTGCGCTGCGAGGGTGGCAGACTCAGCAGCCTGCGCGGCAGATAAGGCGGCTTGTCCTGCTGAATCACTAGTTTGCCGTTCGCTGTTGGCAGCATTGCTTTCGCTATTCGCAGCTGCTTTTTGTGCGTTTTGTGCCTCGGTAATAAGCTTACCCATGGCCTGTGATGCATTGTCGAGCATTGTCTGCGTGTCAGTCTTGATTTGCCCTGCCTGCTCCATATAGGTTTTAGCATTGCCCGCAACCTTGACCGCCTGACCTGTCAACTCAGTAACAGATTTTTTGTCACTTGCTACCTGCATGGCGTCACGATTGACCTGGTCCGTCTGCTCTGTAACCTGCTGTGCCAGCTTGCCTACCTGCGTTGCATCGCCCTTAGTCTGATTTACATACTCGCCTGCCAGCTCAACATCACGGCTGACCTGCTCCGCTGACAGCTTAGCCTGTTTTGCTGACTCTCCAGCAGCATCGGTTGACAGCTTAGCCTGTTCCGCTGCCTGCTTACTGCCTGCCAGCACCTCAGCAAGGTAATCACTGGTCGGATACTCCAGCTCGCCACCTCCAGCGCCGCTAAATTTGTTGTCATTGATATACACGGTGACAACGTTGGTGGTCATAACCACGTTGCCGTCAGCGGTAGAGCCTAACAACTTAAGCTTAAATTCACCAGACGTGCTAATGACTGCCATGTCTGCGATAAGGCATTCTCCGTTGGTGATGGCATAAGGATATTCTTTGTTGTCCCTATAGCATACAGCAAAAACTTCTAAGTCCTGCCAATGCCGGTCAAGTTTTACCTTGATGCTGATGCAGTTCTTTGTGCCCGCTACAAGGTACGTGTACTGCTTTTTCAGCATCAAACCTTCAGTCTCCAGCTCAATAAAAATCACAATACCACCTCACTCCCATTTTATAACTTCTAGCTCTTCCATCGTCTTACACTCCTGCACTTGCTGTTTAAGGGTGCGATACTTAACATGCAGTGCATTGCTCCGCACCGCCACGGACGCAATCACTGCACGCAGGTCTGCGGCTGTTACAGTAACATCATTGTCATCTGCGGTAGTCCATGCAATGTCAGCATCTGCGCCCTGCTGGTCAAGTGCAATAATGGCAGCATTTATGCGCTCGCGCGCTTTGCTGTCATAATCATAGCTATGCCCGTTGTACTCAATGGACGCAACCTCTTGACTGTCACGTCTTGCCTTAAATTCGGCAGTTTTGCGCTGCTTAGCGTACCACAATGGCTCAACGTCTGTGTATTGCTCCCACAGGCTACACCATGGATAGCAAATGCGCTCGTTTTCCCTTGTCGGGCTGTCTGCGTTGATAATGTTAATAATTTTATTGTTTTTATCGACTACGCAAATCATTTATAACGCCCCCAGTTGTTTGATGGTAATTGTACCAGCCTCGCCGTCAGCACCAGCGGTAGCATACGACCCAGCAGTGCCACCACTTCCGCCGTTGGCAGTAACGCCACCGCTCTTAATAACGACATCGGCAACAATGCTAATGCTGCCGCCGCCACCACCGCCACCACCAGGCTCATACCATGACGTGCGAGATTCTCCAGCACCGCCATTCGCAGTAACGCTACCATTTATCGTTACTTCTGCAGCTATAACGGTTATGCCATAGCCACCGCCGCCACCACCGCCAACGCCTGAGTCATTAACCGACATCCCGCCACCACCACCGCCACCGTTGCCAGCATAAAAAGCGATGCCGTTAAGTGATGCACCTCCAGCGCCTCCAGCCGGAGCGTTTTTGTCATTGTACTTCCCACCTGCGCCACCATTACCGCCACCTGTGCCATATCCACCGTTTTGAACAGATAATTCATAATGATGATAGGAATCGTTCTCGGTATCATCGTAGCTATAACCGCCATCGCCGCCCGGTGCCCCGCCTGCGCCACCTTTGCCGTTCGCACCAGGACTGCCGTTGCCGTTAATAGTGCCTGCTATAACCACACTGCCTGTTGCTTTGATAACTAATTGCTGATTGACGCTTACAGTCACGCCAGCTTTGATAAATACCCTTTTATAATTCTTAATTCCACCAATAGCACAATCAGCATCCGGGATAAAATCGCCATCACTGCCATCGCCTCTGTCAGTGTACCAGCTAGGGTATTTATTGGACTGCACAGCCGCCAACGTGCCCATGCCTGTATAACTAATCTGCACAATCTTGCCAGCATCAACGGCAGAAAACTCTATCAGCCCTGTGTTCCAATTATCGTTGCCGTCTGCTTTGGTTGCATAATCGGGGCGGAACTCCCCCGCTGCAGGAGTTGCCGCAACCTCGGTCAATGCTGATGCAGTGACTGCACCTGTTGAGCTGTCTACCCATACTGCTCGGATGTTGCTCGGGTCCTGCTTCTCGGGAACCTCATTCAGCCTTATCACATAGGGCGATACGCTTGGAATGATATGCGTTTCCGTCAAATTGATGTAGGTTGTTGTTCCTCCGTCACCTACAAACGGATTGATTCTGATATTGCTAGGTTCGCTCATTTACTTGCCACCTTTCCTGTTTTATTTGTTGCCTGCTGCAGCAATTCATTGTTACGTGCATTGCGCTCAATATCCAGCAAATACTTGCTGATGGGAGGTGTCGGAGGCTCTCCGAGCTCCATATCACACGTAATGCCCTTATCACCGCTGACAGTGTATTTCAGCTTGGTGATTGGATATTTACGAGCCTTGCCGTCTGTGTCTGTGATTAACGCTTGCCCATCTACAGACAGCCTGCGCACCCAGAACACACCATCAGGCTTCGGGTAGTTAAGCTCTACACCGCCCACCTTGGCAGACAGCTTAGGCTCTTTCGCCTTGTCAAGCTCTGACTGTCCCCAACGTGTAGCATCTGCGGCCGTGTACGCTGTTGGCAACGTCCATACCGCCTCACTGATGCCGTATGCCTGTTGGCTTGCTTTATCCTCAACAGTCGCAAGCCAGCTTTCGCCTTCTGCATCCACGTCTGCGCCCTTGATTCGAGCGTAATTAACGATTTTGCTTATATCCTGCTCGGGAAGAAAACTATCAAGATGTACCCCCACCCAAAAGCGGGCCTCTTCGTTAATTTCATCGGTGCGTGGTTTGAAATAAAATTCATGGTATTCATCCACCCCGTATACGAAGTCCGTCGCAAATTCGCTAAGCTGTTCTAGGGCTTCTTTTGCGCTCACGCCGTCAAAAACAATCTTACTAATACGATAACCTACGTTATATATTTTGCTTCGGTTAAGCACAATGCCAGTCTTGCGCTCTGCCTGCCTGCATATATCTCTTACAATGTCGGCTATTTCCATGCCAGTGTATTCGGAAAAAATCAGCACCTTGCTGAGCCTCTCGAAAAAGCCGTGGCAGGTAATTTTAAAATCCGTAGCAGTACCGCCGCTGTCAGGCCTCGTCAGTACCTGCCCACTGTACCAAGGGCGTTTATCACCGAACAAATAAATGTCTACACGCTGGCCGTACATGATTTCCGTAAATGCCGGAAACTGCTTAAATGTCATCGTGCAACTGCCGCAGCCGTTTTTGCCTAGCTCGAATTGAAGCTGTGCAAAGGGATTGCCTTCGATGCCGTTGGAAAAAATAGCTGTTTTCGTGCTGTCTTTGTTATAAAAAACAACTTGTACGCTGTTGGGGATATAGACAACATCACTTGTAGTGCCACCACCCGTACCGCCACCGCCTGTACCACCGCCAGTGCCCTTCTTCTTCTTGCCTGCACCCCATACGAACGAGCCATACAGTCGCGAGCCATATAAAATGTTCATGCTAACCACCTGTTTCGCCATTGTATAACAATCTTGCCGATGCTACTGCCTTTTATTTCGTAGTTGTTTGTTCCAGGCTTAGCCGTCAGAAAATGGCCGCTGAAAGCATTTATGGCATTGTATGTATCTCTACGCACAGTGCCCGCTTTCGTATCAACAGTAAGCATCGCAGGCCTTGTAAGCAACGTATCTGCGACACGCATTATCTTTCCGGTTTCCACGTGCCTTACAGTAATGTCCGACAACGTCTCACGAGGAATAATTGTAATCGTCAACGGTGTATCAACAGAGCCCATGTTAACCACTGTTACCGTTGCCCCTCCATCATCATTTATGATAGGGCCTGCCTTGCTGTTTTCTTCGTCGGCATATCTAAACGGGTCGGCCAGCAATAATGTAACATCGACGTCAGCCTTTACCCCTTTATAGCCTTTTATCCATTTCGCCGCACAGGATGCCATACACGCCACATTATAATAGCCGTCGCAGGTCGACAGCTTGTAGTCGCGTTGGTAAAAAATCCTTAACAGCTCATTAAGATTTTTATTGTAATCAGCTTGATTTGTGCCACTGATTAAAAACCCCAGCTTAATCTTTTTCCCGTCAATATAGCCGTCGCCTGTAATGGTAGAGCCGTGGCTATACCCACGCTTTTCGGCTTTCGCTCTGACTGCTAAATCAGCATTATCTTCAAGGCTGTATTGGTACGGTAATTGCTTTCCGTTGACAATGAGCGGATACGTTATTTTCGCCGTGTATTTAGCTCTTTGCTTTGTCATACCTTTACCCCCTCATACCTGCCGCAAGACTGTATTCAAAGTCTGACATTAAACTATCGTAATCGGTCCCATTGTTGATATCGCCGTAGTTATTAAATTCAACCACAGCCCCAGCACTGCCACCGCCGCCAATACTTACTGCCCCACCTACTGCATAGCCATTATTCAAAGCATTCAGCAAGGGCAGTCCTAGCCTGCGTACGGCCTTTGCATTGATAACATATTCGCCATTGCTAAGCATTGCAGGGATGCTATCGCTAGTGCCTGTGCCTGCACCAAACACGGGGCCACCATTTGCCTTCTGCATGATGTTGCCAGCTGTGATACTGCCCAACCCTGCCGCTGTCATCGCCGCTGTTGCCGCTGCATATGCTGGCGGACCTGCTATTGGGCCTAATGTTGCAATACTCTTTTGAACCGCCGCAGGTACGGCCGCTGATGCTTCTTTCGCACTGTTTGCCGCATTCTCTACGGCTTGCTTTTTACCCAACAGCTTCTCCAACACAGCCGCTGCCTGCTTCTTAATCATGAACTGTATAAACATATTGACAATGCTTTTCGTGATGTCCTTGAACACATCGGACAGTTTGCCGCCCTCCGTGATAACATCAGCAATGCCACTTGCAAGCTGATTCTTAATTGTCTCGCCTGCCTGCAGTTCAAAATCAAGCATGTTCTGCTGGCTCTCCATACGCCAATCAAGTAACTGTTGCCGTAGCTCCTGTTCCTGCTGCAGTGCAACCATTTTTGCTTCCTGCTCGGAATTGAGATATTCCAGGAATTTTTCCCGTTCCTGCTCATTGAATGCAGCATTCATATCGGCCTTCGCTGCCTGCAGTGCTGTCTCAAGGCTGATGCTCTTTTCGTATGCCTGCTGGTCAATAGCATCTTTCAATGCCTGCTCTTGAGCAAGGCTTGCCGCATATAACGCATTTCGCTCATCGTACAATGCTTTTGCTTTGGCTATGCTTTCCGCATTGCCTGTACGCTCTGCGCTTGCTCTCAACGCCTCTGCTTCCTGCACCGCCTGCAGCTGCTTGCTCAACATCTCGTCAACAGCTTTCATCCTTGCCTGCTTCTCTTGGTCAATCTTCGCAAAGACTTGGTCGCTGCCCTTTAGGCCTGCGGTCGCTATGTCTAAGCTCATCTTGTCGAAGTCCTCTTGCAAGTCCTTTGTTGCCTTACCTGCTCTGGTCAAGGCTTCCGAAACTCTGTTGACTTCACTTTCGAGCTGGCCAAAACCTCTACTGCCACCGCTGCCTCCACTACCTACAGAACCTACCTTCGGGACTGCTAACCCCGATAAATTTACAGTGCCTTTCGGCTTCTTCGGTGCTGGGGCTTCCTCTGCTGGGGCGATCGTCTTGCCTTGCACCTGTTTCGGCGCAGTCTTAAATACTTTGCTGAGAAAATCACAAGCCTTCTGTGCAAAATCCCTAAAATACTTCAAAGCATTATTCAGCCAGGCTCTTAAATCGTTCACCCACTCAGGGCAGTATCCTGCGAACTTATTAAACATATCGCCGACCATCTCAACAGCTCCGTCTGCCATTGCATGAATCAGCATCACAATGCCTTCGGCCATCTTTATAACAGCCTGCAGGACTATGTTCACCGCTATTGTTACGGCCTGTACTAACTCGTCCCAATACACAACAACAACACCAATGGCAGCTCCCACCAATCCCAACGCACCAATAACGGGGAGGCTCACACCGATAAACGTTGCCATTGCTGCAGCTGCAGCAATCAATCCACCGACAAGCACAGTACCTAACACTGTACCAACCGCCGCAATACTTGCTACAAGGGCAGGTGGGACGCTGTCCTTGATAACATCTGTAAAGCTCTTTCCTGCATCCCTGCCAGCCTGCAAGGCCTGTGTGAAATTGCCCAACTCTGTGCCTACACTCTTTAAAACCGCCTTAATATCAAGACCATCTACAAGATAATCACCAATCACAGCCGCAGTAATGCCTACTGTTTCTTCGATGTTGGCGCAAAGGCCTGTAATCTCTTCGGCAGTTTTGGCCATCATACCACCATAAGTATCATTCATGCCGTCGGTCAAAACCTTTACGGCCGTCAAGCTGTCAATCATGCCACGCTCTGTCATCTCTTTAATTTCTAAGATGCTCTTGCCGGATGCTTCGGCCAACATTCCCCAAGCATCAATTCCGGCATTAGTGAGCTGCATAATGTCTTGCGTCTTAAGTGTGCCGCTAGTCCTAATCTGTCCCATTGCATAGGCTATCTGCTGAACACCTGCAGTTCCCTTGCCTAAACCGGATGCAGCATCACCCAACGTGCGCAGGGTAGGGATAATCTCTTTCGCCGTGAAGCCAAACGCCATCAGTTGCTGGCCTGCCTGTACAACACCAGGAACGTCAAACGGAGTATCAGCCGCAAACTTCTGCAGGTCTTTCATCATCTGCGTGCCCTTGCTGGCACTCTTAAGCATTGTCTGAAATGCTATCTCGTATTGACGCATTTGTGCTGACGCCTTGATGCAAGATACGCCCATGCTGACAATTCCCTTGGCAATATCAGCAATAAAATTGCCCACCTGCACAGCTCCAATAGCATTTATGGACTTGTTCACGCTGTCAAGCGCCTTGCTTGCCTTGCCGCATGCAGTGTTGACCTTTGTTGCGCTGTCCTTTACCCTGTTAGCCATATCATCAAACTTCTTGCCTGCGTTGCTGGCCTTGTTGCCTGTGTTGTCAATCTTCGCCCCTGCATCGCTCGTAGCTTTTGCCGCGCCCTGCATGGCCTGCTCAAATCTCGAACTGTCTGCAGTAATCTCAACTTTAACTTGCTTAGCCATCGCTCTCACCCCCTCCATATAGCTCGTCAAGAAATGCACGATCATCATCGGTTATTCGCCCGTCAAATCGCCCATCATTGAATATATCTTTTAACTTCAAAGTCTTTTTTGAGGACTTGCCAGCATAATTCGCAATATACACCGTCACCAATGCGGCCAGCATATTTTCCTGCTGTTGCCGTCTCCACCTGTACCCATTCCAGATGTTTATAACATCGGTCGGTGTCATGTATGCACATTCTTCGGGAGTCTTTTTCAGAATGGCGTAGAAAATCCATTCTACTTTAGAAAGCCACTCTGAAAAAGAAATTACTTCCCCTCGGCTTCTTCTTCCTTATCTTCCAGAGCAGTCAAAATCTCATCGAACGGGCCTCTGTCACTCACTACCAGGCCACAAATACCCAACGCCGCCAACATTCTCAGTCGCAGGTCAATCATGCCGTTTTCTACCTCGGCACAATAATCCGCAATCCAGCTATCCAGCTTGTTGCGGCTGATGCCTCTTTCATACACCTTCAACGAGCAATACAGGCAGGCAATAATTTCAGTGACGCTCCATTGCTCTTTCTGCATCAAAGAAAAAACATTATGGCTCGGCAACATTGCCTCCAGCTCTTCCAATGCTCCAATCGTGAATTTTGCTTCTCGTTCTTCACCGCCGATTTTAATATTTACGCTCTTTTTAATCATCTGTTGTTCCTCCTAAAAAAATAAAAGGGCAGTATAAAATATACCGCCCCCACTCTTAGCCTCTCGGGTCTGGCATTGCATCCTGCGTTTTGGGAGCACCCTTGCCCTTTAAAGTGACACTTAGAATCGCTGCATCGTCATGAGCTGCAGTTTCTTCCATGCTAGTGATACTATACCAGTTTATAATACTTCTGCCGTTCTTGCTCCATCTCAACAGGTGTACAGGCTCGTCAGCTTCAAACGCTGCCCATAACTCTTTCACTGCTGGCTCTGCAGGCTTTACAATCAACTCTACAGTAAGTTCGGTGCTCTTCACGCCTGCTTCTGCATCGCCATAGCCGCCGCTGGTCTTGTCGGTCAGGTCAATCTCTTCAGCACTTGCGCTATAATCTGCGCTGCGCTGGCCACCAAGCAACGTCCACTTCGGGCTCTCTTCGCTTGCAGCCTCTCCATAATTGAGGAACACAAGCACATTCTTGCCTAACAGCTTCTCGCTGGTACTTTTCATCTTAGGTCGTACAGCCACCATGTTATACCTCCATATCATATTCGACTTGATATTCCAACAGCATTGCTACCGCCTTTGTATTGTTGGCCACTGCCCCAAACACAATACGCTTGACTAAGCCGTTGTCAATCATGCCACCTAAATCGTTATTATGCAACACCTCAAACAGGGTGTCGCTCAAATCATCAATATCAGTTATTCCGTTAATATCCAGCACATAAATGCTATAAACTGCCGTTGCTGTGCATACATCATACGCATCCTGCTCAAAGGTAACCTCATCGCAAGAAATTGTACCCTCAACACCTTTGCCAGCAGCAGCACCTACGATATTAACGTTCCACTTTACGCCCGGCACTGCTTCCTTGATAATGTCAGCAAGTGCATTTGTAACTTCTCTCGCTCTGCTCATCGGTTAACCTCTCATAAGGCTAATGGTAGCACGGCTAGTACCACCTGCACCCGTAAAATCATTTGCGTTAATCATGCCAGCCAACATCTTTACTTCCTTGCCATACAGTTCGGCCTTCTGTGCAAATACATCATCATGCCTGCTTCCGTCAAAAGTCACGCTCGCATCTGTGCCAACACTGGCCACGGCACGCATATAACAGGCGTAGGCAACGCCCAAACGCTTCACGTTATGACTTATAGGCTCTTGCATCTGTGCCACGCCGTAGCGCGCCGCTATGCTCTCCAGATATGCATTTGCTTCATCAACATCTTCTTGCGTGACAAGCAAAACCCTGTCGGCAATGTTATCAAGTGTAATAATCTCCACTACAAGCCCTCCGCTAAATTATCAAGTGCTATCTGAAAGCGCTTTTCTATCTTTGGCAGTTCCTTTTCTGCGGCCGAATACAAAAACGGGTCGGCCTTTATGCCAGGGTGTCGCACCTTTTTTGCAAAGATGAACTCGTTACCATTCACCCATCTTAAAGCCTGCTTACTTCGTGGCACTATGTTATGCGCCTTCGTACCTTCATGCAGGAATACGCCGTAGGGGACTGCTGGGGACAGGAATATTTCTGCCCGTGAATCTTCCACCGCAGTTTCTACACCCGAGCGTTCCATATTGCCCGACCTTGTTTTGTATCTATGATGAGTGGCCGCATGCTCTTTAATGTCACGTGCGGCCATCTTCATTTGAACTCGAACCATCTGCCGAACCTTTTCCGGCGCTGCTTCAAATGCCTTGACTAATTTTTCAAGGTCACAGTCAAGCTTCAGCTTCATCTTTCGCAGGCTCTTCCTTTCCAGGCTCTTCGGGCACCTTGTCAGCATGCTTTTTCGGTGCCTTGCACTCTTTGTAGCCGCTATTCTTGAAAGCTGCAATCTGCACAGGGTGAGTGAGCTCTAAAGTTTCTTTACCATTAGTCAACCACATATAACGTCACCTCCTATGCGTGAGTATGCTTATAAATTGCTTTTGCTTTGTTGGTCAAAATAAATGCATCGTAGTAAATGCGGCCTTCCACTAATGCACCATTGATGCCAGGCGGATTATCGTGAATCTTGTACTCGGTCAACTTCACAGGCGCACAACACGCTGCAGGATGGGTAATAATAAAATCAGTCTTTGTCGGCATATAAGTGCTAGGAACTACGATAATGGCCACGCCATCAATCATGCCTACCTGGCCTTTAACCAACATATCCTGCGCAATGTCGGATGCCTTTACAAAGGTTGCGTCCAACTTGATAGACTTGTAAAACGCAGGGGTAACATAAGCGACACGGTTTGCTAAGGGCACCTTTGCGTCAGTCAGCGCAACTTGACCATCTAAAAACGCAGAATATGCATTTTTATCGGTGATTGCTGCAGGGGTAGCGGATGTGCCTGCGCCCGCTGCAATCTTGCTCAGACGATAAATATCAAGCTCGGGAATAACCTGTTCGTCAATCTGACGGGCCAAAGCCTTGCCTGCTTCTTTCAACAGCATCTGATCGTTTAAATTGCCCTTGTCAATGGTGAAAGTAAATGCTCTATCACGGGACAGGGTCAGCTCCTGCAAAGTATCGTCCAACTCTGCCGGAGTGCCATAACGGTTTGCACCGGAACGGGTATAATCGCCCATCTCAACAGTGCCAATGGAATAAACCTTTACAGTTTTTACTCCCACAAATTCATATTCGTTGTTTACCGCAGGGGTAGTCACAGCGCCCAGGGTAAATCTTTCGTCAACTTTGGTAGAATACTTTTCTGCATAATTTACAGTCATAACTTAATACCTCTCTTTGTTTAAGCTCCAAAACCTTCAAGGAAAGCATCAGTGCCACCACCAGCACCACCGCCAGCACCACCGCCGCCGTTGTTGTTAACCTTGACTGCCCAGGCATTGTCTTTCAGCCAGCTATTTACGCCATCCTCAACGGATACATCTTTGCCGTCTGCGCCTGTATATGCAAGGCTATCATCATCGTTAACCTTGATATTATCCAGCAGCAGTTTTGCCATGTCCTTCGGCGCTGCAGCATTGCCCTTTGTCAAAGCCTCTACTGCCTTCGCCATCTTTTGGCTTGCAATGTACTTTGCTCTCTGCTCGTCTGCCTGCTTGGTCATATCTGCGAGCTGGGTAGTAACAGTCTCAACCTGCTTTGTAAGTGTGGTAATCTGCTTTGCAACCTCATCAGGCTTTTTGCCGCCTTGGGCAAATTGGTCAAGTGTGGCCTTCATGCCTTTTGCTTTCTCAACAACATCATCACCATCAGCCAGGCCAACAGCTTCGAGAACATTCTTCAGCTTAGTTGTGCTTTGCTCTCCTGCAATGCGATGCTTTTTAGCTTCGTTGTTCAGTGTGTTGATTTCCGCTTTAATGGCAGTGATAAGCTCTGCACCATTCTCAACCTTTTCAAGCGCGGCGTAAACGTCTTTTAATTCCATGTTTTATACCTCCGTATATACGGGCCTCCGCCCACCTTTTGCCTCTCCAGGCATATAAAAAAGCAGACTCCAAACGTAATGTTCAAAATCTGCTTAATCAATCATGTAATTTTTACAAGGTCACTTTCCTTTTCCCTTTCTTCTTTCAAAGTAAGGTTTGCATGCCTTGGTAAATCGTTTTGCTTCTTCTCGCAACTCCCTATTTTCGTCCGGCGAGCCTCCATCTAAGCCTGTAGGGAAAGTGTCTCGGTATGGGTCGTATTTCTCAAAAATCTCCATTCTTCTGCGAAGATGCTCTGCAACCAATTGTCTAGCCTCTGCATCCGGCAGCTTAGCTACATATGCAGCATCATCAGCCTTTTGCCTAGCCCTATCCTCTTTTGTAACCATTAGCCATTCTCCTATAATCGTACTTATATTTTTTTGCAATAATTTCATTTATTAAGTGGTATCCATCTATATCCATATCGATTTCTAAGCCCTCAATAAAATTTTTGTCTAAAACCTTTGAATACGCATCTTTACTAAATTCGTACAAAATTTCATCATAGGATTCGCTCAAAGTGCCAGGCTTGCGCTTTATTTCATACGCAAAGTCTTCGTCAAATCCCCTTAAAACGGAAAACTTATGCTTGAAAAATTCTCCTAGGTCAAATTGACTGAACGAATATCTTGTTTGGTCTATCGGATGGTTATGCGTCATGTATGCACCTTGCAACACATCATCACTCAGTACGTTAATGTTGACGTTTGCCTCTCTGCCTTTTACATAAAAAGTGCGACCATCTTTAGCAATTATTATAGCATTCTCGTGTTCACTAGGCAAGAATATGTTCTCATAAAACTTCAGCGTATCCATAATGCGCTCTTTGGGACAAACACCCAAATATTTATATTCCCCTACCCTAACATCAGGGAACACATCTTTAGTGTTTATATTTCCCAACCTGCTTTCGGGCGCTCTGAAATCAACATAACTACGCATATAACTGCGCCAATCCTCGCCACGCTCCCAAGCAGCAGCTCCCTTGATGCCTAACACCTCTTTACGGCGAGCCTCTGATAAATTTTTCAGCCATTCGTTCCCCCCTGCCTGCACCCGCTCGTCCTGTTCCTTCATGTTAATCTCTCCCATGAAGATTTCTACATAGCGGCACAGGCAATGCGGATGCACTGGTATCTTAGGGACGCTGTTCTTAGGGTAAACTCCCTTACCGAGCCCGTACAGGTCAGCACCTGCATACAGGTCGCAAATGTCGAACTTCGGGTGCCTTGTGCCTAGCTTGAACCTTATTGCAACAACATCTTCGTCATCCATTGCCTTACGCAAGAATCCGTCTGCATATGCTCTTGCCATCTCCGTTCTTACAATGCGCTCCGCAACATAGCGTGATTTTTCATTGACTGCTACCTGTATCGCCTTTTCTAGCTGTTCTTCCGTGCCTTCCTGCACTGCCTTCACAAGTTGGACGTATGACGCACGGAGAGCCTTGTTAGGCGCTCCATTCCTGCCGAGCCTTACAATGTTACCTAAAGCCTTTTTCTGCGTCTGTAAGGCCTTCCTATCGCCTAGCGTGGCCTTTCGCACTTGATTGATATACTGCGGAAGGTCCTGCGCCCTCACAACGTCCCCGCCCTGCTCATATCCATCATACAAAGCACGAGCCGCATCTGTCCACGCTGCATTACGTCGCATCTGCTGTCTGACTGTATCAGCAATCATATTATGCATCTTCTGCTCCGCTCCATGCAGTTTCTCGGATAACTTCATGCCGCTGCTGTCCCATGATCCAGCAAGGTTGCGTGCCCATTCCTTTTTGACTTCGCCAGCAACAACACCAGGCACAATACCATAGCCATACGCCGCTGCTTCAATCAAACCTGCTCGCACATTGTCCAGCTTAAACACTTCGGGAAATTCTTTGCTTACTGCACTGATGGCCGTATCAATCTTCACGCCTTGCAGCAGCAAATCGTATAGGCGGTAAATAACTCTATTTGCCTGCCTACCCCACTCCGCATTAAGCCTGTTGATTAAATCTATCAGCTCTTGATTATTCTTCGCCATTGCCTTCACCGCTGTTAATATAATCTAACTTCTGCTGTTCCTGCAGGTTGCGGTACTCTTCCACCAGCGTGTCAAATTCGTCTGCCTTCAGCTCCGGCAAATAACTTGTCAGTACACGTTTAAACACTTCAAGGTCAAAGCCATCACCGAAATTCAGCCCTTTGGCAACCTCTGCGTTAGCAAGTTCCTGCTCAACCTCGGAAATCTTGAAGTCGCTCGGATAGTTCACCTTGTAATCAAGTGCAACTCCCGTCCAGATGCTAAACATTCTTGCAACCTTCATTTCGGCATTTTCTACAGCATCGGCGAAATCTGACAAAATCTGATTGGTTGCCTCATAATCCCATGCTTTCGCCTGCCCGCTCTGTAACTTGCTCGAACCTGTCACATTGACTACAACGGCCATGCGGTAAATTTCCTGCTGCAGGTTCGCAATCTGCGTGGCCAACACTGTCGCAGGGTCTGCTGGTGGTGCAATGAATGCAGGGGCGTGGCTACTGTCTACAGGGTAACTCAATGCATTGTTAGTGCCTAGTGTAATTTCTTCTTCTGCGCCACTGCTCGGGTACGTCAGCACGCTAAATGTCTGATTCATCATAATTTCATTCAGCCAGCTGCACATATTGAAAATTGCTAAGTTGGCACGGGCCGCACTTGCAAATTCGCTCGGGGGGAAAGCATCATGTGTCTTGTGTTCTCTGCTGAACAACGGAATCACGGGCACACAGCCGATATGCCAACTTCCCTTACGTTCCCCCTTACTACTTCTTAAAGTCCACCCCTCAGCCGTCATAATGCGTGTAGCAGGGGTATACTCATTATCTGCATCAGGCTCAGCATACACAAATTTAGTAATACGCCCGAACTTATCCAACACAACCTCTTTGACTGCTATTGCGTCAACAACAAATGCATACGGCAGGTTGTTTCTGTCCCTCTCATAATCTGCCAATGAATTTACTGCAAGTCCTTCGGCCATGTCCATTACAATATACGCCACGCCGTTCAGCTTGGAACTATGTGCAGCCTTCTTCATCAGCTTGTCGATTCCATCACCCAGGAAATTTACGTCATTTGCAAACAACTCCCACGCCTTAACTCCAGGGCCTTCATAATCACGCACAGCCAATGTCTTAAACACAGGGGCAACGTGTGCATCTACGCAAGGCTTGATATAATTCAGATAATAACTCAGCTTCTGCCTTAAACTGTACTTGTCTGCAGCTTCCCGCTTATGCCTTACGAGATATTCGCCCGTCTGAAAACCTCCACGCCCTGCGTATGCATCCTCCAGCAACTTATATAATTCCGTCTTATCGTTCCGCATGTTCTCGCCCTCCTAAAAATCTACCCTTGTCGGCGTTGTCTTAATTCTCTCCGTGATGCTCTCACATATGCCCGTCAGTGCATCCTCAGCATCATCATGGATGTTCTTGCCCTCTTTTTGGTAGGCGGTCAAGCTCTTGTAAAGCTCGGGCCACCTGTTATGCCATCCCTTCGGGAAATAAATATGTTCCATGCACCATGTTGCATTGCTCAATATCCTTGCCTGCTTGTTGCGATGCTGGGTGAACCAACGTACTTTTGTTACGCTGCCCCCTTTTGCCTTCAACAGGCGCTCCACGTTCCTCGCAAAGCCACGGCCGCCGTTGTTGCTCTCAATGTCGGCAACCTTCACACGATTCTTATACAACATATCTGCCACCGCAGGCTCGGTATATTCCATGGCCTTTTGAGTGTAAACCACATCTAGGATATAAGCATCATCGCTGAAAGTAACACCATAACAATAACTAGCCAGGTAGTCGCTACCTGTATCGGCAGTATCTGTATAGCTGGCAATTCTCTTGAATAGCGGCAGCTCTCCATCATATGTCTTGAAGCCGCTATATAATCTGCCCTTGATGTCGATAGGCTCTTGCTGGTAGTTCGCACTCCATATGTCGAATCCCATTGCTTTTTTCTTCTCGCTGCAACTCTCCCATGACAGTATTTCATCACATAACATTCTTCCATCGTCCTGCACCGCCTTCATGTTGATATGCACAGCATTGCCGCCGTAATGCTCCAAGGCACGCCCTGCCAAATCATCTGTCGCCCACCTTGTCATAACTATGATAATCTTGCCGCCTTCCTCCAAACGGGAAAGCATAGTGTTCGTGTACCACTGCCAGTGTTTTTCCTTTGCTGATGCATTATATGCTTCCTCTGCACTCTTGATAACATCGTCAATGATAAGCAAATTACAGCCGAAGCCTGTTGCTGTGCCGCTAGGGGACGTTGCAAGGTAGTTATTGTATCCGCCTTCCAATCCCCAAAGGTTCGCCGCTCCATCACCCGATTTTATTCGTACATCGGGAAATACATCGTTGAACACAGGTATAAATGCATCTGCCTTTTCTGCGTTGATGCTGTCACGCACACCCTTTGCGAATGTCTTGGACAGCACTTCGTTATAACTTCCCGTCATTACCTTTAAGCTGTTGTCCCTGCCTAGCAGCCATTGTACAAACATCTGCAGTGTTCTGCTCTTGCCATGTCGGGGCGGCAAGTCCATGACAAGCACTTTCTTGTCACCTGCATAAAACTCTTGCAGTACGTCGCACATCTCCTGCAGGTACTCCCTGCGCTCCTTGTAAAATCTCGGTGCCATCAAGTGGCAGAAATCAAAAAACCGCCTGCGGGCAAGCTCAACACTTGCACCAAAGGCGATTCTCTTCCGGACTTCATCACGCATCTTCAGCACCTTCCATCTTTGCCAATGCTCGTAGCTGTCTGTCACTCAGTCCTTCATATGGATTTTTAACCTCGGCGGCCATGCGGATTTCCTGCTGGTCGCTCTGTCCCAGGTAATTTTTACCTAGGAAGATGGCCATTGCAGGGGACTTCTCCGCTAGCTGCCATTGCTTCCTACGCAGGGAAATTTTGCCGCCTGCTCTTTTTTGTGTGAATATTTCGGAGAAAGATTTCCCGTAGGTATCCTTACACCATCTCGTCAATGTCTTGTCCGTCACTCCGAAAAAATCACAAATCTCGACTTCCGTTGCCTGCATGAAGCACAGCTTCTCGAATTGTTCTATCGGGATACTCTTCTTCGGCCTTCCTGTTCCCATACTTGCCACCTCTTTTCTCAGCATCATATAAACATCCAATCGTTCGGCACATCTGCCATCCTCAGCATCATCTCGTTAGGTGCTGTCAATCTGCAGGGAACGTCGCATTTTGCAATATTGGTAAAATATTCCTGCTTCTTCTCCAAAATGTCCTCATCCATCACGTGGCCTACAATCTCATACGGCTTGTGGCAGCAGTACATGACTTCTCCACGCTCATTTATGGCTATCTGTGTGCTGTTGGCCACGCATGCAGGGAAACGCCTTCTTACCGCGCCAAATTTGTAATTCAGCACCAATCTTTCGTCCTTGATGTTGGCCAGATAGCTCATAATCAGCTTTCGCTCTTTCTCATTGTCCGGCTGATTGTAGTATTCGCCTGCTGTGCTTTCCACCGGGCGAATGACAATCTTGTCAACGTCCTCACTTTTCCAGAACGTCCAAAACTCCGCTGATTCCATCCAGCTCTTGCCTACACACTGAACAACAAGCTGAGTCTTTGCCCCTGCCTGCTTCAGCTCCCGTCTGTACCTGCGCACATTCTCAACTACGGCTTCGAAGCTGTCTACGCCTCTGACCGCCTTATAGCTTGCTCTGTCCCACGCATCTACGGAAATCTTTGCAAACACGGGTTCCATGTAGCAGTAGCGGTTGAAGTTGGTATTTATGCCATAATTTACGCCGTTGCTCTCCAATGTCTTTACAATCTGCGTAAAATCGGGATTCACTGTAGGCTCACCGCCACCTGTCAAAATCATGCCTTTTACGCCCAGGTCAAGCAGTCTGTACATATACTTTTCAAAGTCCGCTGCTCTCATATAGCGTGGCTCGGTCTGCAATTCCTTCCAACGGCCATACGCACAGTATCCACATCGGTTATTGCAGTAATTTGTCAAGAAAATATCTGCGGTAATAGGCAGCCCTCTCCGCACATTCTCCATGTTGTAAATCAGTTTATTATCACTAATCATTCCTTTTTCCACCTTTCGCTAATGATACATGGCGCACAATTATTCCAGCTAACAGCATGATGTATCCTAGCGTGCTTTGAACTCATTGCACGGACCTTCACCGCAAAGGGAGCAAATACAACGCTGCTGAACGGCTTCGTATAGCCTCCGCTCTCTTTGTATACCTCAGTCATGCCTCCAGCGAGCTTCTGTGTCGGCTCTGGTGTAATCCCACACTTCGTGAAAGTGAAAAACAGCTTACCCCTGTTGCTCAATGTTACATACGTGCTTACATCCTCATTCTGCTTTCCACAGAACCAAAACCGCCGCTCTACATCACAGATAAAGCTGTTCATTGCTTTTCTTGCAAGGCCTTTTTTGAAAAATCCGCCATTGATTCCGCCAATAAAATCGCCGCCCTGTGCCATAGCAATAGTTGTTGTCTTTGTGCTTTCCATGAATCCGATCATGGATTCTATTACGGCATCAAGGTTCGGAAGCAGCCTTTCCCTCAATCGTCCATCATGCTTATCTTTTTTATACATGAAGCGCTTAATATCATCGTCAAGCTCCATGAAATAGCGGTAGCCTAAACTTTTCGCCACATCAAAGCATGCATTGCGGGCGTAAACAATGGCTCGCATATCTCCGTCGTTAGTGCCTGTATCGATAATGGCAGCCATTGCCTTTTTATCAAATACCTTCACACGCTCCGCACCATACTCCCTGCGGTAATCGTCAAGCTGTCTGTCCAGGTCATCACACAATATATACCAATCGCCCGTATATCCCGAACCTTCTAATGCCTTTATTGTTGTTACGCTGCCAGCCCTGCCATTGCTGCAGATAAATATACAGAAATCATTCCTCATTTTCGGTAAGTTCCTGTAATGTCTTTGACAGCTCTACATAGCCTTTTGCTATTGCGTCCTCGTAATCAATAATCACCAGCGCAGAATCCTCCATCAGCTCCTGCACATCCTTCGGCGCTTGGGCATAATATTCGGCAATGTACTTGTAATTAAAAACATAGTGCCTTGTCGCTGCCATCTTCAAAAATTCCTTAATATCCTCGGGAACGTCTGAACCTTCTATGCGGTCCACAAGCTCATCATGCTTGCAGTGATCGCAGAGCATTTGCAGTGTTACGTCATCCCCCTGCACCTCATATTGCGGTATTTTTGTTTCACTGTTGTACATCGGGGGGGCACTTTCTTCCATGTCCAAATCAGGGAAGCCAAAATCAGCCATATCAATATCCACAATCCCGGCCAGCTCCTGCTCCAGCAGTTCCATGTCCCACTCCGACAACTCGGCCAGCTTATTGTCCGCCAATCTGAACGCCTTCACCTGCTCATCGGTCAACCCTGCTGCACGGATGCAAGGTACTTCCTCCAGCTTCAGCTTCTTGGCAGCCTT